TCCGTCTCCTTGTGTGGTCGCACGGCAACCTTCTGGTACTTTAGTTACAGAGTCGATCTCGCGTCAGCGGATCGTTCCGGCTGGGGCACCTCTCTTGACCTTTCGCACCGATAACATACGGGCGATGGCGGGAGATGTATTCCAAATGCTGGACTTGTTAACTCTGTCCTTGCAACGGCTCGTATGAGCTTTCTTTAAGGAAATATCCTCATGTCACTCACCATCAACACACGCGTGTATACCGCCGACTTGGCTGCATCCGGCAACGCACAACCCTATAACGGACCTGCCAACACCATCACGGTGAAGGATAAGTTCGAACTGGGTCGTACAGCGCCGAAGCCTACCAAGACTTACAGCGGAAATGCTCGCGCACGTGTCAAGCAAGTGAAGACGCTCACCCTTACTGGAGCACTGACGACGACTGCTGATATGATCAGTAGCCACGAAATCAGTGTGCCTGTAGGTGCGGCGGCTGCCGACATCGATACGTTCTGCGCTGATCAAGCGAGTTGGTGGGCAAATGCTGCCGCCAAGACCCTCTTGAAACAACTGAACCTCGTGAACTAATTTTAGTTCCGGTTACAGTCATGAGAGTTATAGCGGTTGTGGCGATGGTTTTAACAGCCATCGTCTTAATCATTCGCTCCGACATTGGCCGCGTAAGCGGACAAGGTCTTGATCAATTGAAAGGACTTCGTTATGAAACCCCTTCAGCGCAGCAGGCTGGCGTTACGCCAGCTGAACGTATCCAACCCGATCCTAATCTTTAAAGATCTGGTTGGTTTGGCAGTCACTTCCAACTCATACGATTCAACAACCGAAATCCGAGTTCTGTTGTACTTAAAACTCGGGATGTACCGGGAGTTGGTCTTGTGGGCTGATGCAATCGCCGATACAGAGTATGGCGATCCGGAATTGCACTACCGGATGCATCAGATAGCCAACTTGATTCGAAAGTATCCTTTTCCGCCTCACCTTACGGGTTTAAACCCTAGGGCGGCAGCGAAGGCAAAGTTCTCATCGGCAGAGCGCCGGTGCGAACGGGTCAATCGAATATTCCGTGTACTCAATAAGGGTTACGGGAAGAAGGAACGCCACTTGCAGCTTAACATCGCTCGCAATTGGATAAGATACGTGGTGGGTGAAAGCCCTAACCTCGTGTCTATTTCCTCCAAGATGGATTTTAGTGAAGGAGCATCTATTGGTGTTCACGGTAATGCAACCAACCTCGCACGTAAGATCTATGCGCGGGGCTGGTCCGTGAATCTAGGGTGTGTACCCTATGTCATAGGTGGCCTCTGGAATAACGAGCACCTGAGAGAATTCATACTCTCTAGCTCTCGTGTCGGAGGAATCCGACGCGATGCCGATTATCCGTACTTCTGTGTGGATAAAGAGCTGTTTGCCCAGGAGGTCGCTGCTCGACTGACATCTTCCTGCCATAACAAAATATCATTCGTTCCGAAGACGGCCAAGACTCATAGAGCTATAGCCGTCGAACCGACGTTAAACGTTTTCGTCCAACGTGGTATCGACCAGGAATTGAGGAACCGACTCAAGAGAGTTGGTCTCGATCTGGGCGATCAAACTCGGAACCAAGAACTTGCTATGCTTGGTTCCCTAAAGGATGAGGACCCGTACTGCACGATCGACCTTTCATCGGCAAGCGATACGCTTGCTACGGAGGTCGTCCGGAACTTGCTACCTCCGGACTGGTTCGATCTTTTGAACCGTACGCGCAGTCCCCGCTACTTGCTTGATGGAGAGGTTAAGACCTACCACAAGTTTGTAAGCATGGGCAACGGTTTTTGCTTTCCCTTAGAGACCTTAGTTTTTGCGTCTCTCTGCCACGCGGCGTACGTATCCTCTGGCCAGGCACCTGATTTTCGGGTGTATGGCGATGATATCATTGTACGTCGGAGTGTATTCCACACTGTTTTAAGAAATTTGAGACAGTGCGGTTTTATACCGAACCCACGGAAAACCTTCTCAGAAGGTCCCTTCCGTGAGTCTTGTGGTGCGGATTGGCATTCGGGTGAAAATGTAAGGCCACTGGTGTTAGATCATCCAATGGATAACTTGGGTGCTTTCTTCTCCTTTCATAATGAAAGTCTGCGTCGGGAATCTCGACAATTTGAATACTTCCGTGAAATACGGGAGTATCTGCGAAAGCAGGTGCCAAAAGCGCTCAGATTCGTCATTCCTGATGCTGCGCTGAAACCTAGTAATGATGTACAAGCTAAGCTTGATTCATTATTCGGCTTGCGCGAACGTACTTCGCGGGATGAGTATGAACTATTCAAACCGTGGAAGAGTCCTTCTGATACCGCTTTTGCGGTTGATCAGGATACGTTCCTTTCTTCGCCACTAGTAGTATGGTCAAAGTCCACACAATCGTATCGTAGCTTAACACTACGGCGCGAAGGTGTTGCGGACCACCATATTTTCGACGTGGCTCGGGGTGGAGTGATCCATCTCATGGCCTGCCTGCGAGGCTCTCTTAGCTCGCGGCCTTTCACGGCGCG